TCACCACTTTAAGAATCTACCACTACATCTTAAAACAGATAATGATGCAGTACGTGATGTCGGAAAGGCTGCCAATGACAACGCGCGCATTGCAGCAGAACCAGTAGAGGCTGTTACACAAGGTAGCAAAACAACATAAAATATATAAATAGATAAAATGGCTATTAACGCAACTACACTAGGTAATCTTATACAGGCTAAGCGAGAAGCAATAACAGCAACAATAACAACTACTGTTGCGAATCCAGGAGATCCATCAGAAACGGATGATGTGACATTCCCTGATCCTGATGCTGATAGTCACGCTATAGCGCAAGCTGTCGTTGAGCATTTCGCCGCGGCTTTCGAAACGGATGAAGCCGGAGCAGCCGGTGGTGGACCACATACACACGGATCAGCTTAATCATCTATAAGCTTTAAAAGAATTTCACCATCCTTAACTCCGTTATATTTTATAACCTTGTTAAAGAATGTCATAGCCTTTTTCTTATCCAAATGCTCTACTTTATTGGCAACGTACAGATACTCACCTTCGTTCCATCTATTTAGTAAATGATATAAATGCATATCATGAGTAATAGTTTCGATTTTTTCTTTAAGTGATAGGAACTTCATGAGAGAGCAAAAAGTCCCGACAGTACCCGCAGCTGCCAAATATGCAGTCTTTTCAAAGGTATAAATATAAAACAGCCAACTAACTACAAGTCCAAACACAGTAGATACAATTAATGTTGTAACTGTTATCGAATCTAGGGTCTTCCGGTCATCACCCTTAGCAAATTTTTCATATAAATTTCCTCTAGAGGCAAGTACAAGGAAACTGTAAATTATAGCACCAATCGCGAATGGCCATGTAAACCAAATCAACCCAGTTTGAACGATTTTGAACGGTGCAACAAGGGCTAGCCATATAAACGTTGTCACTAGTATATATTTTGTACTCTCCGAAAGTATATGTAGTATGTTTAATCTTTTCATTTTAAAGGTATATATTTTGTCCTAGCCAACGCGGATAAGTCACACCCACCTGCATAGCTAATTGCACTTTGTAGGTCTTGTTCAATCTCTTGTAGTTTTTCTAAAAATGTCATGTGATTACTCTCAACGACTTTCACGGTACCTTCAATATTACTATTATGACCCTTATTGAGTACACTAGCAGATCCATAATACCTTTTACCCTTCTTACCACCTGGTAGTAGTACAGTATCCGCGGGGCTGTCTAAACACCGGCTAAATAGTGATCCGGCCATACACATCGTCGCTCCGGCAACCAGAGATTTTGCAACATCACCATTACATTGTATACCACCATCGGCAATAATAGGTATCTTATGACCTTTAAGATCTCCTTTAAGAGGGAGGTTATTTTCTGTTTTAAGTATATTAGAACATCCTAGAGTGCAGCTAAACATAGGAATAGTAAACCCAGTTTTATCTTTTGTTGTGCATGCATACCCTTGACCAATACCAACTTTAACGCAATCTGCTCCCCATTTATATAAATCTAAAACACCACGATCTGTCGCGACATTTCCGGCGATTAAATATGTCTTATCCCCAAACATTGATTTGATATATTTAATCATATCGCTCATACCCTTAGAATGACCATGAGCGACGTCAATTGTTATATAATCAATCGGAAATCCTTTATCCTTAATACGCTTAAGTATCCGCTTATCTTCATCCTTAATACCGACACTTATAGATATTGTTTGCCAGTCATTCTCATTTGCGTCTTTGACAAATTTGTATACATCTACATTAAACCTATGCATAATATAGAAATAGAAATTATTTGATAGAGATTCCGCTATTTCTTCAGATATGACAGCTCTCATATTAGCCGGTATGACCGGTAATCTAAACTCATTATTTCCTAATGAAACAACTGTGTCTGCGTCTTTTCGGGATTCTAAATTACTATACTCTGGAACTAAGATTACATCTCTATATCTATAAAGCTTCATGCGACTATTATTTTATAATATAGGCTAATGAAATCAAGAAATTAAATACCAATTTACTTAATTAAATACTTTTCATACCCAGCAAATACATCAAGATCTTGATGGCTCTTAATCTTCTCTTCAGAGGAATCTATAAACTTACTTCCATCATAAGTATATCGAACCTCTTCCGGACTACCTCTTAACCCAGGTATATTATAACCCTTAAGTATATTATGCTTTTTGCTTATAATATGTACAGGTCTTTGTATAATTTTATATATCATCTTAAGAGTTCTCCGGACATATTGTTTGTCAAGCGGTTTCCCGTCAAATTCATGACTTAATAAAACGTCTGTTTTATTATACTTTAAATCTTCAAGGTAAATAATAGGACGCCCTCCGTTAATATATTTCGAGATGAGTTTTTGTTTTATGGCTTTATGATCTCTCGAAACGATAGCATATTCATCTGTACCCGGTATTAATTCATATTCAAAAAACTTATACTTGTCACAAAATTCTCGAGTAAAAAATTCATTAATAAATGTCACGTCGTTGTATAATTCTCTTACTTCAAATATTTTTTCGGTTCCTAAATTTAGTTTTTTGTCCCATTCACGCTTTTCCTGTAAGTCATCACAATTTTCCCATTCCTTACCAAACTTACCCTTGTCCCATCTTTCTTTAATATAGTTAAAGAGCGCATTACCTAGTTTATATGGGTTGCTTAGATTGTATTTACCACCTAGTACACCAGCATGATGTTTAGCATAATCAAAAATACCATCATCACCGGCAAATCCACAATGTGTCATTATATAGCTGTCCCAGTACGACGCCCAACCTTCATTCATAACTTTTGTAGTGACTTGAGGTTGGTAGTATAGCGCTTCATCTCGAATCATACTCAAGATGTTTTGTTGCCATGGCTTTAGTGGGGCATATTTTATTAAGAACAGCATGACATCTCTTTCTGGTTTCACCGGAAAACGATTTTCGGCTTCCTTGATTCGATCTAGTGCTTCTTTTCTTTGGGCCTCGATATATTTTTTTGGATTTATGACATGGTCCATATATGGCTTTGCCTTAATCCGGGAAATCTTTTCAGCCTTGGGCATGTCATCAAAGTCATATTTAGGTGGTTGCTTAAGCTTACTGTCTCGCCACATTAGCGATGGGTCAATTAGATCATCGACTGATAAGCATGCATCCAGAAAGTCTAAGACTGTTGTTTTTCCATACGCGTCTGTATATTTACGAATTTTCTGGCCATGATTAGCCATTATATTCATCATATTGCGATTTGTATATTTAAAGCATATATTATTTTTAAAAAAATCACTATGCGCGAGAGCATGAGCAACCACTGTTAGATTATCGACAATTGGATTATTTCGCTGCAAATACATATATGTAGGGTCCGTATTAACAACCATTTCATATATTTTACCCATTCCACTATGATATTGATGATGCAATTGCTCATATTGTTGACCAAAACTAAAGTGAGGATACCTTACAGGAAATCCACCATATGCCGCTAGCTCGACAATTTCATCAGCATCATACTCCTCAATAACTAGCGGATAAGGGTCCAAATTATGACTCTCACACTCTTTGATAATCCCCGGAATACGCTTAGAAAGTTCCTTACTTACACCATGAGATAGAAGATTTGATTCCCATACAATACTCATACTATATTTTCTGCTGATAAAAATGTCTTAAGTTGTCTTAGTACGTGATCTTGAGTATCGACTGCTCCTGCGACGACTACTTCACTATCTAACTGTCCGGATGTAAGTTCATCTTCAATATATTGAATAAATTGAGCCCATTGTCTGGCACCTTTAACCTCTGTTATCCCAATGAGACTGCATAGCTTTTGAAGGTTGATTATATGATTAACACATGTTTCATTATCGTCACCCCAATTTTCCCCATCAGATAAATAAAATATATAAATGTTCCATTCGTCCTGAGGGTACGACTTATGGATAACTTGTTCCGCTAAGTTGAACGCGGAACTTATCTTTGTACCGCCTCCACTAGTGAAATCATAGAATTTATCATGGTCCACCTCTTGAGCATGAACATCATGAACAATATACTTAATATCAGTTTCAGCATAGAATCGCTTAATCCAATTTTCAAGATACCAGCACATTTCAGATATTAATTCACGCTTATCCTCGGTCATTGACGCACTGATGTCAGCCATAAAAAATATTACAGCATTGAGATCTGGCTTATCTACTATTGACCATGATTTATATCTTTTGTCTGAAGGCTCCGGGTAAAGATTTTCTGTATTATTTGGATCAAATGTATTACATGAAATATTTCGCTTTATAGTATTTTTAAGTGTCTTCTTTTTATGTAATAAGGAATTGTTACCTATTTTTGCAATTCTATTATATTTAACTTTTGGTGTTATAACTGTATTATTTTGCTTTGGCTTTAGGTTAGGTAATTCTAGTTCTTCTCCCAGCATATCCATAAACGCGTCGATTGTTATACCGATTCCCATTTCATGTTCACCGGGATCAGTCCCAGGTTGGCCTTCCTCATTCCCATCCGAAGGACGTGAACCAACTACATCCCCAAGATCACCTTCACCTGCACCAATACCACCACTATCATCACTACCATGTTTGAATCTAGGTAGCTCAATAACGGGGACATCGACAATAACCATATCTTTTCCATGACGTTTAACCTTTTTACCAGCTTTAATGTGTTGCTTGACCCTACTCTTAACCTTATCACGAACTAAATCGTGGTATTCCTTGTGATCCTCACGTATGCGTCTACCAGACATTTAAGTACTTACGTATCTTACGTATCAGTATCGTCTCCTCTAGCAAAGATTGATCCTACATACGTCAGTACGTCTTGCGCACTATCATCATCATATCCAAAGTCCTTAATAAGGCGCTGTTTAAGTGTATTAATCTTGTCAAGTAGCTCTTTATCAACAACTGTTGCTGTGTCTTGAGCTAACGCGGATAGTTTGATGCTATCCTTAATATCTTCGAAGAGCTTTTTTTCAAATGCCTTGTATAGCTGCTCATTACTATCATATTTAAACGTCTTACCTTTAGCAGCTAGTCCGCCCATATAGTTCATAATCTCTCTTCTAAAGTCGTCCTTCATCCCGGCAGCAATTCCAATCTTCTCCTCAATGCTTCTCATGAGTTGTTCATTAGGTGGCTCATCCTTACCAGTAATAGGATTAACTACTTTTTCGTCCTGAATATATGCAACAATATTATCAATATAGTTTGTACATAGAGCCTTAATAGCCTGCTCGCTACTACTAAGCGCTTGCTGAACTTCTCTTTTCACGATTCTATCATATTCCTTTTCTACTAATTCTAGTCGTTTAAATAATTCCTTTTTATGATCTTCACTCTTATACCCTGTATATGCCTTTAACCCTTCACGTATTTGAGCGAAAAGCATAAATGGATTGATAGACTTACTACCCATTCTAGGATTAACTATCGCGTTACTAAATTGATTCTGAATAAACCTAGCACTCACACCCTGTCCCTTCAGTCCCTCCTCAGGCTCCTCTTCCTGCATTTCTTTAATATGCTCTTCTGTAAACCCATGAACTGACTTACCATCGTAAAGTTTTGCTTTTTGAATAAGACTCATATCATGCTTTGATGATTCTGCAATTCTTGATACGACTGCAAATAAGGCAGCTAAATATGTTGTATGTGGGGCAATGTGTTTATTAACAGATCCTGAATTATAATAAAAGTCATATATTTTTTGTTCATTTGAGACTCGCAATAGATATGGTACATCAATTTTAAGAGTTCTATCTCTAAGAGCTTCCATAAATTTATTATTTTTAAGCTTTTCAAATTCAGCATTATTAGTATGACCAATAATTACCTCGTCAATAGGTATTTGATTAAAGCGTTTTGGTTTAACTCTATGCTCTTGAGTCGCGCCTAGTAGATCATATAAGAACTCTGTCTGTAACTTAAGGACTTCTTGAAACTCAATAATACCTCTATTAGCAATAAGAAACTCCCCATCAAAATCAAAAGCTCGCGGATCACTTTCACTACCATACATTGCAAGTTTTCTATAGTTGATGTCTCCTGTTAATTCAGTAGCATCTTGTGACTTTTCATCTTTGGGCTGAAATGTACCAATACCTATTCTGTCCTTTTCAGAGAGTAATACTCGATGTACAACAATATGATTTAATACCTTTGTATAATCCCCTTCATACTTTTTAAGTAGTTCGTTCCGGTAATATTCGTTAGCAGGTGAGATGTGACCATCTAATTTAAGAATATAATCATCATCAGCAAGGTCGGAGTTGAGCTTTTCTAAAATACTTTTCCGGACATTAGTTGGAAGGAGCTTTAGAGGCTCTTCATTCATTGTACATGGGATTATTTTTTCAGTGCCATTTTCTTCAATTATCCAACTAAAGCTATATAACGCACCTTCATCTGATCTACTATAATCTTCTAACCCCTTTTTAAGTGCTGTAACAATTGTTGACTTCGATGATCCAACTGGACCATGAAGGAGTAAAATTCTTCGTTCTGGGCCATAATGATAAGAAGCACTACGGAGGGAATCCATAAGGGTCATGAGTGGCTCTTCCAGACCGTATATTGACACTCTATCGGTCTTAGATTGAAAGAAATTGTATTTTATATAATTACGTTTACAGAATGTATATTCTTCTGTACCATGTGACATAATCATGTCATATAACCGCTGATGAGCATTCCGGACAGTCTTAGGATTATTTTCAACTAAAGTTAAATAGTCATCAAATGAACCAGACCAGTTTAGTTCTTGGTATTGCTTGATGTCCGCCGTGTTCTTTTTAATAAGGGTCTGTAACTTGCTCATCTATATATTATTTTAGTAAAAAATAACAAATTATCAATGGTAAGGGTTATTAATCATTTTATAAATACCCTTATTCCGGAAAATCAATTTTATTGTATCCTTGTACAACTCCATTACCCATATTATTACTTCTTATTATAAAGAACGATTCCCCGGGTTGAAATTCATGATCATCAACTTGCCCGGTGGCTATATTAACCCAGTCGTCAGCTATATTATTATAATAAGCTATCCATGCACTACCAGACCATGAGAGAATTTGATCTGCATTGTTAGGGTCATTTGACTGTATCCAATTAGAATTTGTATCTATCAATTGGCTTATCGTCTGGGCTATCGGGTACGGATTAGACATCAAGAATTTACCACCAGGTCCTGGTAGATATGATTGTACACTCGGTGGTATTAAACCTGAGAAAGAAAGTGTATGTGTATCTCCACGCCGGACGTATACCATTCCTTCATCCGGGAATATAATAGTTGAACTTTGATCAGCCCGCGTTCCAAATGTCTGCCATTTATCATTATAATGAAAATATACCTTCCAACCGATTGAAGACCATACTAGTATATTATCACCTACAGCCGGTCCTCCTGAATTACCGGCGAAATCTTCACCTACACCAAATAATGATTCGAGTGTCGTGGCCTTTATAATCTGCACTCCGTCGTATATTGCAAAATATGATGACATTTGCTCCGGTGGGAGATTAACAGTCATGTCATTACCTACATGACCTATTACATTAAACACGTGACCATTAACAGTAGAAAACACATTCGCGTTTCCATCTGCATTTCCATCTACTACCCTTAATAAATGAGGAGTCTGTGCTAGCTCATTATCCACCCATGGTGGATCTTCCAACTCTGTTCCAGTAAATCCATCTAAGGTGACCTCCGAACCGTTAATAGCATCTACCCAACCAGAATACACTGACTCCTGGTTATATGCACTTGATATAAACGTAAAGCTTGGACTAGAACTAGTGGAACCCGGAATGGTTATATTAGTAACACCCGTCAGTAACCCAGTTTGTGTTGTACCCCAATTCTCTTGACCTAAACATGATACGCTTAATAGTAAAAATATTAAGCAACGTATCAACATATAATTATTTAGATCACTCCGGTATTTATTCAGAAATCATCATCTAATGCACCTGCACTCTGATACTCGGTGACTTTTGTCTCAAAGAAATTCTTTTGCTTATCTAAATCAATAGTTTCACTCAGCCACGGAAAAGGATTCTTTCCGGACTTATATCTAAACTTCATACCTAGTGCCTTGAGTCTTCTATTTGCTATAAATTGCATATAATCAACAAACATATCTGAGTTTAGACCCAATATACCAGTTGGTAATACCTCCTTCGCATATTGAATCTCTAGTTTTACAGCCTCTTGCAAGTACTCAGTAAGTTCATTCTCGAGCTCTAGATTAAATGCATCTGGATACTGTCGTTTAATAGTATTGAGAAGCTTTGTCCCAAATTCAATGTGAAGAGTCTCATCTCTAAGTGTATATTGTATCTGCTCAGAGATGCCTGGAATCTTTTCTGATAATGCTAGTAACATAGCAAATCCACTATAAAAGAATGTACCTTCACATACGACGTAATATAAGAAGGTACCCTTTATAACCTCTTTTTGACCTTCTAGAGTTTGAGTATTCAACCCCGGTTGATTTAAGTTAGTGGTCACTCCCATTAAGAAGTCATCTTTAGCCTTAATACTAGGTATACTCTCATATGCCTCATATACCTCATTAATATCTAAATCCAAACTATCACAGATATATACAATTGTATCATTATGCAGACATTCTTCATACATCTGTCTAGCCATAAATTGCCTACATTCTGGATCTGTAATATATTTAAATAACGTAAATAAGTTATTACCTACGAGACTCTCGGTGCCGGCGAAAAACCCTAGACATCTCTTAATAATTAGACGCTCTTCGTCTGTAATAGAATCACTTTTCCAGTTTTGGGTATCTTTAGTCATTGGAACCTCTTCAGGATTCCAATTATTATTTTTTCCCTTCCTATACAGGTTCCATGCCCACTTATTAACATGCGGAAGAATTTGATTAACTCCCGTCGTCTCTTTTCCAAAAATACTTCCGTCTTTCATTGTCAATACTTATTATATGCCGAAAGTGTCAGCATGCTAGTAATTAATGAGAGAAAGTTGTAATCTTTCTTCTAATCAGAAACGGATAGGTTTTATCGGTCTCCGATATATCATCCTCATCATCATCACCATTCTTCTTCTTATTAAGACCACTATCTTCTACGGAAATTTCGTCAATATCATCCATCGATGGCATATCTACTCCAGAGTCTAGTGCCCATAGAATATCATTCTTTTCAGCCCATCCTAACATCCGCCGGATCGGAACAATCAAATTAAAACCTTCTCCGGCGCCTCTAACTAACATACCAACATATCTACCATCTGTGAGAAAAACCCCTCCTCCAGATGATCCAGGAAAGGCTGTTACTGTTGTTTGATCATATTCCATCTTCTCAAGTGTTCTACCTATTTGTGACACAATACCGGTTGTCATGCTATTAGCGCCCATTTGACCTAATAATGAACCAACATGATATAAATTTGTACCGATCGGGATGATGGGATCTTCATCATTTAAGTAGAACTTGCTACTATCCTTCCCGTAATTCTTAGCTCTTACCATTAGTAGTGCTAAATCATGTCCGGTGTCTGCATTACTGTATTTAATAACCTGGGCATCCATCTTGACTTCACCGACTCTTCGACCACCTTCAACCATTTCTCTAACGATCTGCGCGTCCTTAAACTCAATAACCTTACGTGGCTGACCGGTTTCAGTAATTACCTCTCTTACTTCTCTTAAATTATTAACAACATGTCCGGCAGTCCATACAAATGTAACTTCATCATCACCCACCTGTCTAACAACCAGAACTCCACTACCCTCACTAGAATTATATCCATTCTTTGATTTAATTGTAACGCTAATATTTTGTAAATGCTGAGCGACCTTCTTTCTCTCCTTGACACTTTCGCCGAATGTGAACGTTACAATAGATAATAATAGGAACCAGGGTAATAATGTGCGCATAAAATTAATTATGCTATTTACCTTATAAATCTACTAGAATATGATGCGGAATATGTATGGTTTGTTCGGATAATTGGCTAATGGGCACAATGTTCCAGTTTGGGGTTCTACGACATACCAATCACTATCAGATGTTTTAATAATATTAAGAGCATGCAGCACCGGTACATCACCTTCATCAGCTGGTGTTATACCACCAAATGCATGTATTTGTTTGACCATAAGGACCCCACATAAAATTTCTTTACCTGTTTTGTTCTTTATAGTTGTAGCGCTTAATGCATAGCGATATAAGAATGCTATATTATCACAGTCGGTAGCATCACCATTCGTACCCATAACGGGATTAAATACATTAGCGAACCATCCGGAATAATTACTAAGTGATTTTTTAGTAATTGTAATATAGGCCTGATCGTGATATTGAATTGCATTGGACCCACCTATGTACCATGTAGCAATTTTAACTTGTGCTTCTCTTAGAGAATCAGTTACACCTCTATCCGTTAGCACATCATAAAATCCATATAATGGCGTCGGTACATTTTGTACTGCCTCTGCTATTTCCTCATTACATCCAGTAAGAAGTGTGCTCGCGCATACTGATACTAAGCGTAAAATTTTTTTAATCCTTTCCTTCACATAAATATTTATGTGTCAGTAAGCGCGGACTCATCTTTCTCTTCCGGATCTTTTCTCTTTTCTTCCGTCCTGTAAAAGTTCTTACGTTTTTTAATCGTTTTTAAGGAATTTTTAGCGTATTCATGGATATCAGATTTAGTGAGCTCGTACTTACCTTTAAGTAGTTTGAGTTTAATATCAACACCTTTCATTCCTAGAAAATACACAAATATGGGTTCACATTTAGTAAACGCGTCATTAGTTTTAAATTGGACTCCGATACCATTATCATATGATACTGAGTATATATTTTTTCTTATATAAGATGTACCGTCAATTTTTGATGTTATATTCATTTTTTAATTTGTTAATAATTGAATTGTATATTTGTTCGCTAGCTTTATTTTTATTAAGTTTGTCTTTAGAATTAATAATATTTTGAATGAATGGCTTAACTCTATAGGCCTTTATTGTATGTTCATCTATTACTGTACTGCAAGGAAAAACTTTATTTAAAACATAAAAAATAAAGGCTAGCTCATCTTTTGTGAAAATATCTAAACTTATTGACATGACTCACACCCCGGGTCTGTAATATTACATGCAGTTACCTCATTAAGCGGTTGCGTTATATTTTCGATCTCCGGTTCTAATGTATTTGATACAGTTGATTTCTCAATTTTACTAGCAGCTTGATTTCGAAGATAATATGTAGTCTTGAGTCCGCTGTTCCATGCATGAAAATATAGATCATTAAGGTATTTTAAGGATGTTTTATTATTATATAAGTTTACTGATTGCCCCTGATCGATCCATCGCTGTCTTGCCGCGGCCGAGTCAATAAGTTTGAATTGATCTTGCTGAAATGCTGTTTTATATTTTTGCTTAAACTCCTCGGGAATCTGTTCAATAGTTGTCAAATCACCATCTGTTAACTTGATCTGATTAATTAGTTCTTGAGACCAGACACCTAACCGCTTCATATCATTTACAAAAAACTCATTTATCATTGTAAATTCTCCAGATAATGTAGAGTATACAAATAGAACACTATAGTATGGTTCAATACTTTGGGAGCATCCCACAATAGATGATATTGTAGCTGTTGGGGCGATCGCCATTGTATTACTATTCCGCATCCCGTTGCTTACTACCTTCCCACGTAGGGCCTCCCAATCTAAGTCACCTCTAGAGCGACTTGATGCTCGAACTGATCTTGTCTTCATCACGTCCTTGTAGGTGTCCATAGGTAGTATACCCATAGACCATAGTGACCCCGGACTTTCATCCGGTTTAAATGTTGAATAGGCTCCGCGTTCGGCCGCTAGAGAGCTGCTTGAGCTAATGGCCTGATATGAAATAAATTCATATAAATCACTACTCAATTTCGCGGCGTCGTCGGTATCGAAATTAATGTCCATCGCGTAATATATATCATGCCAGCCCATCGTACCTATTCCAACCGGTCGATGTGACATATTACTTTTTCGAGCCTCTTCAGTTGGATAAAAATTAATATCAATAACATTATCCAACATTCTCATGGCCACTTTAATAGTAGACTTCAACTTACTATAGTTTATTGAATATTCACCATCTTCGTTTTGAGTTAAATGATTCTTGAGATTAACACTACCTAGATTACAGACAGCGGTTTCACCGTACTCAGTAATAGTCCTAGAGCTCTCGTTCTTGTACTTGGTAGGCTTAGTGTGCAATAAGATTTCTGTACAGAGATTACTACTGTGTACAGTCCCTTCATGCTGGTTGCTATATCTAATATTAGATGGGTCTTTAAATGTAATCCATGGATGACCGGTTTCGAATATAGATCTCAGCATTCTCTTCCATAGTTCCTTCGCATCGATCTCCCTAAAAATTCGAAATTCACCCTTCTTACCCCTCTTTACATACTCTTTATATTTTTTCTCAAATTCCTTCCCCCAGAGCTCATGAAGATCCGGAACTTCGTTAGGTGAAAATAAGTACCATGGAAGGTCATCTTGGACACATCTTAGAAAGTAATCCGGAATCCAATTCGCTGTGTTCATGTCATGAGTCCGTTTTCTCTCATCTCCTGTGTTTTTTCTTAACTGAATAAAATCTTCAATATCCGCATGCCAAGTCTCTAGATACGCGCATCCGGCTCCTCTGCGTCTTCCACCTTGATTGACAGCTGCTAACATATCACCATAAAGTTTCCAGAAATAAACAGCACCCTGTGTATATCCGTTTGTTCCCCTAATGTAACTGTTCGTAGCCCGGAACGCTGTTAAGTCCATCCCGAGTCCGCCGGCATATTTATTTTTTAAAGCCTCTTGTTGAAGCCCATCAAATATACCATTAATACTATCATCAAATGTATTAAGATAGCAAGAGCTAAGTTGATTAAATGTACCACCACTATTAAAGAGGGTGGGGGTTGAGCTCATAAAATCAAATCTAGAAAGTATATCATAAAACTTTTTCGCAGTCGCTGTTTTATTTTCCTTATCTTCATTAATAGATAGACCCATAGCTACTCTCATCCAAAACGCTTGTGGAGCCTCCATTCTCATATCATCTATATGCATTAGATACCTATCATATACCGTTTGAAGACCCAAATATGTAAACTTCCGGTCGCGCCTAATTTTAATATAATCTGATAATTCTGTCAGGTCAAATTTTTAGAGCTCTTTTGATACAATACCAGCTTTAATGAGCTTTTTAATATTAACAATAAATGTCTTTTTATACTGTAATTGAAACGCATCACTATCAACACTTTCACCAAATACTTCCTTGTATAGAGTACCTAACAGCAACCTAGCAGCAACATAGCTATAGTTTGGCTCTCTTTCGATTAGGCTTCGAGCTGATTTAATTAGCGCGTCGTCTATTTCTGTAGTCTTTACACCGTCATATAGCGTAATCTTAGCGTTCATAACAACTTGTTTGGAGTCGACATCCTCTAAGTCTTCACATGTACGGACTACACAAAGGTTGATCTTCTCTTCATCAAATTGCTCTAGCTTTTCGTTTCGCTTTGTGACATTAATCATAATTTAAATTGCTTGTTGTACCATGGTGGGTGGATTTAGAATGAATAGACCTACATGCACCCAATAACTAAACCATGGTAATGCTTCACCTTTCTTAGTCATCTTATGTAAGTCGGTATACTTTTTAATAGAGAATCGATGTAGGTGTTTAATATCTATGGGATATAAACCATCTGCCAGATACCGGTAGCAAGATTCACAACTTAGTTTATTACGTCTCATTATACAATCGTAAGATTCTAGCAGGCTATGTGATAAAAGCGGAGCCATTTTAATATCTTCACATATTGTATGTAGTAGCGGTAATTCGTCAAGTACTACTCCATGTATGTATATAGGTTCAATCTCACCGTCGACACTTATAAAATGTAAAATATTTTTTGGTGTATATTCTTCTTGAATCTGTACACGGCTTTCATCATATTTATTCTTAATAATACAACCTATAATAGCTTTTGGTAGGTCAGTCGGTTTGAGATCTTGGAAACTATCATTGTCGACAGTTTGATCAGCCAGGTCACATATGTTATCCATTGCCTATAGTATATATATACTATTTTAAAAATCAATAATACTAACGCAAATAATTAAAAATGATTGTAATTAGCGCGATAATTACTGCTGTTGCAGATCCTATCATGGCAGCTCTTACTTGCCATTGACCGGCAGCGGATACCTTTTTACTTTCTTCCGCTGTTGTTAGCAAATGCTCAATATGGCTAAATTTTGTATCTATTTTACTATGTAGAGTTTCAAACCTAAGAGATGTCTCTCTATCCATAAATTGGAACTTATTTACCATTTCTGATTGAAACCCATGGAGCTTTCCATCAAGCTTTTGGATTTGCGAAACTAATGACGGATGACCGTTACCTTTATATATAACCTTATACAACCCCTCTAGATTTTTATCTAACTCTTCAATTTTGTCTTCAAGTATTTGTAACCGGACTTCCATGCAATTATTTAGGTAAATATTATACAGGGTATTGGTTTATCAAATGCCCGGTGGGTATTTTATGGATTCTCCCTAGTTTTTGTTTAGATGGTAGCTCAACAACAAATGTACATTTATCACCGACAACAATAGGTCCATTAACTAATTCACCGGTATATGTTATTCTATTTACGAATGCACCCGAACTAGCATCTATAATATGAATTGTTCCGGGTGAAATTGATGATACAGTATAGAGTTTCATGAGTCTTTTAAAATATTTTGTATAAATTCCTTAACGTCTGGATCTGTTTTAGGATTTACCATATTATTAGTAATAGGTATAGTAGTATTTATTCGTCTCACAAAAGTCTTACTGGATTGATTAAGAATTTCATTAATAACATCTTGTGACACTTCACTAACATTATCTGTATTAATATTAAGCACATCACGAATCTTATCAATTGTATAACCTTTAATTAATAGATCCTTTGCTTCTTTACATGCATATGTTTTCTGAAGCTTTTCTTCGCTTCCAATTTTAGTAACTTTGCGATCGTAGTAATCTCGTGTGGCTAGAAGTGACCTCCCAGTAATTATACACGTAAGCTTGCGGGTTTTTCGTTCGTTTTCTTTCAATTTTTAAAAAATATAATGATTATAGAGTTGTAAATGTGTACTCTATTATAAGTATTTAATAAACCATGGCAACAACTATTACCAAACTTCTATTTCGCAGAGGTAGCGATGCAGACCGGCAGGCTACAACATTATCGATGGGCGAACCAGGATGGACCTCAACTAAGAAGAGATTATATGTAGGAGACGGTTCCACAGCCGGTGGTCAGCCAGTACCAATTACTGACCCTAGATATCTTAAATGGTCAACTGGGAGTACTGATACCAATGATCATAACGACTCCGCGACAACCCATCCTGATGACGGTCTACAATATCTTACTATTAACAAAATCGGACTATCCGGACTTCTCGCGCAGTGCTTTGTTCCTCTTGAAGCGACTTCAACTACCATACAAGGATCACTCACAGTTGATGATGACCTAACAGTTGGAGGTGACTTAGTAGTAACTGGAAACACTATTCAAAAGAATGACATTTCTACCATTGACAGTCGGTTAGTTTTAAATGTTAAGGATGTAACTGGTGGAGGAGCCGGTATTATGATGACGATGGTACTGCGAATGCATCGGCTCTCGGAGCAGGGTTGTATATATTACACATCGGTGATACTTGGGCTGGTACTTCTGGAGCGACTTCATATATACGCGTTGACAACTCTCACCTCGGTAATTTAGAATTAAAAGCACCATCTGGATATGAACTAACACTTGACGTTGATGCAAAAGCTAGTACCCTTACTATTAATGATGATGTAAAACTTGATCAAGATGTAGACACAACAGCATCTCCTACATTTGTAGGCGTAACAGCTGACCTCACAGGTGATGTAACTTCAACAGGAACTTCGACATTTACAACAATCGACGTAAATGGTGGTGCTATTGATAATGCAATTATCGGAGGTAATGCACCAGCTGCAATGACATGTACGATGCTTACAGTAGGTACTAGAATTAGGTTACCAGCTGGTACCAAGGACGACGCCGCGATTAGCTTTGGCAATAGTGGCGCAGACAACAATACAGGTTTCTTCCAAACCGATCCCAATGATAATCAGGTCCGGGTCACTGCAGCTGGTACCGAATGCGGATATTTTGATACTACCGGATGGGTTGGTGGGGTAATTGGTGATGTAACAGGTGACGTAACAGGTGACGTAGCTGCAGACATTATCACTATCGGTACTAGGTTAAGTATGGGAGATGGTACCGTGGGGCTTCCGTCTATCTGTTTTACTGATGATACTAACACTGGGTTTTATCAAGTCGCGTCCCCCACCAATCTAGGTCAGATTCACGTTGCATGCAACGGCGGAGACAAAGGATATTTCGGAGGCGGTGGATGGAATGGTGATGTAACTGGTGATGTAACAGGTGATTTAAACGGTGCTGTAACCGGTAATGTAACCGGTAATGTAACCGGTAATGTAACCGGTAATGTAACCGGGGATGTAACAGGTGATGTAACAGGTAATTTAACCGGGAACATTCAACCATATACTCACGTAGATGGAGATGATACAACATCAAATGACACACACTACTTGACGTTTGTTCAGGATGGAACCGCTCCAAGAAAACTAGAAGTAC